ACCCACAATGGTAATGAACTGGTATAGATAACTTCTTATCGTTATCTTTCAAGGTGTCAACCTGCCTTGCCAAACTTGCGATCTGTTTGGATTGTGCTTTCGCTGAAGTGTATTTTTTCGCTTTCGCTAAAACGGATTTCTTCTTCTTGTGGAAGGGCATTATAATATATTAAAAGAAAAAAATTTCAATAAAATCCCTAAAGTTCCTTAATTTATTTTTAATGCGTTTAAATTCCGAAATTTAAAATATTTAGGAATATTATAATGACAAGTGCCAGTAGTTCCAAAAGTTCCAACGAGGGGGGTAATACTAAACCCCCTCGTTTAACAAACAAAAAGCAAATATCACCAGCAAAAAGGTGGTGTTTTACTTTAAACAATTGGTCTGAAGACCAATATAGTTCCATAGTTCCAATATGTCGCAAAAAGTGCGACAAATGGATCATTGGGAAAGAAGTAGGTGAAAATGGGACACCACATTTACAGGGTTTCCTTAGATTCAAGAACAAAGCAAGACCTATGTCCGTCTTTAATATTCCCCAGATTCACTGGGAGAAATGTAAAGGCAATGATGATGAAAACTTCAAATATTGTAGTAAAGATAAAGACTACGAAATGGAAGGTTTTCCAAAACCTCCAACAACTATCAAAAGAGAAGAATTTTACCCATGGCAGGAAGAAATGGTTAAAATCTTTGAAAAACCATGCAAATGGAATTGTAGAACCATTTACTGGAGACACGGACCAATCAACATCGGCAAGACACAATTTTGCAGATGGATGTGCGTGCATCTAGGAGCAGTTGTTATAGGAGGCGAGAATAAGCATGTTTTATCACAAGTACAAAACCAGCCCGCGCCAATCTATATCATTTTATTATCATATGGTGATGACAAAATTTCGTATAGGGCAGTTGAGCAAATTAAAGATGGATTATTTTCAACTGCATTCGGGTGCGATAATAATAAAATGGAGATAAGAGATGCCCCACACCTACTAATTATAGGAAATGAACCTCCTGACAAAGAAAATAGACATTTTCACCCTACCAAATACAACGTAGAATATGTTGATTGTTTCTGAGGAGTACCCTAGCCTCCCCTAAACAGCGAAAATGCTTTATTCGGGTATTCCTGCGGGCGTCTCTCGGCGGGGCGAGAGAGACGCCCTTAGTCAGACCCGAAACAGCATTTTCTAGCGCTTATTATTAATAATAATTTTTATAGTTATTATTAATTTGCTTAATTGATTAATCTAAAAAATACGACCAGTTATTGTTGAATGAACAGCAAGATTAGGGTTTTCCAAATCAGTAATTGAATTGTTCGAAAACGCCACTATAAAGTATTTATATTGAGGTGGAATATCATCATATGTAATACTTTGAATTTCTGCCGAACGCTCGGTAGCCTTAAGAGCACGTCCGCCGTAATTTAATTTAAACTGCCAGGAGTTAAACCCAGCATTCTTTGCGTCAGAGCGAATGAGGAGCGTATTCTCAAGAGAAGGAGAATTCGGTGAACCTGCTGTATTTGCCTCAAAGCGATGGTGAATTCTATATAGGAGCGGGTTGATATATACTTGATTACCTTCATCATCAGGATTATCAGTATAGTCTAAGTCATCAGACATACTAGTCATATTTGCTGTACGTATGTATGTCTGTCTTGCCATGCCTTCTTTATCATCTCGTAAAGAGACAACAAAGATAGTGTGATTGACAAAATCTTCCTCGCCTCCTGGTGTCAACTGCATGTCTACATACTGAGAGTATAGACGCAGATTGCCACGTTGGTTATTAACTGCTCCGCCAGGAAATGATCCCCACTTAATCCAATTTAATTGGTCTGCGGGGGTGTTATTCGTAAACGGACCGCCAGCGTAAACGCCTGACTTAGGTCCTCCAGTGAGTGGCACGATGAGTGGTGATCCTCGTGCTACATCCGTACGGGATGAATACCCACAATGGTAATGAACTGGTATAGATAACTTCTTATCGTTATCTTTCAAGGTGTCAACCTGCCTTGCCAAACTTGCGATCTGTTTGGATTGTGCTTTCGCTGAAGTGTATTTTTTCGCTTTCGCTAAAACGGATTTCTTCT